GATTTTTTGTGAAGGATTGGATAGAGTGACAGACGGAAACGGCGGACGGAGATGTAACTAAAATGTAACCCTCCTATCCGAAGACAAACCCATGAAACTCAACCTGATCCAAAATGCTTTTTCTAACCGAACGAGATATAAGCGATTATTTATGATGGGAAATCGCCTATTTTAAGTTATTGACTTTTAATCCGTTGGTCGCGGGTTCAATTCCCGCACGACCCACCAATTATAACGAGGGGTTAGAAGATTTCTTCTGACCCCTTTGTTTTTCTATGCTACCCTATTGCTACCCCGTTACCGACTTTTCAGTGACTTCCTCCTTTTTCTCATTGTAATTCGCGATTTGAGGCGTCTGCTCAGTCGCATCCTGCTGTATCTCCTGTTCTTCCTTTGCCGCCGCGGCGGTGATCTCATCGATATGGTATGCGCTGATCACCTGATCCGCCTTCTCCATGCCCTCCTTTTCGATCAGGTAATCGCGCACCTTGCCGAAGAGGCGGGCAATGGACTCCCACGCCCAGACGGTATGATAATCGGAAAACTCGAATGTCACGGCCTCCGCTGCCGCGAAAGCCACATCCGGAAGCCCCTTGACCGCCGGAGGAGCCGCGCCCAGGAAACCGACATGACGCAGGCTCCCATCCGGATAAAAGGCGGCGGATCGCTTTTTGAAAAGACCGCGCTGCACCATGTCGGCAAAACCAGGCTCCACCTGCTTAAACTTTGCAACCAGCAGATTCCCCTGTCTTTTCAACCCTTCAACCCAGCCGAAGGCCGGGCCGTTTTCCTGCGGGTGTCCGATGACGACGGGGGGCTCATGCCGGGCCGCATTGAAGGTTGAAACTGCCTTGTCGATCAGGGCGTCGCCGTCATGGACGCGACCGGCGCTGTCTGTCTGGCTGCCACCCTGAAAAATGGGAATCCAATCGTCGAATCCTCTGAATTTGATCATAATTACCTCCTTATGATGTACTCGTTGATGAGGCCGAGAATCTCAGTGCTGTTTGCCTCGCTCACCCCCAGGAAGGGGCGAGCCGGGATCACGGAACCCGGATGACGCACCAACTTCATGGGATGTCTCGCCCCCGGCCAGAAGAGCCCACCCTTGTTCCGGGGCCTGATAATATGGGCCGCCGTCTGGCCGCCGAGCTGGTGAATGGCCGCATATTCCTTGTTCGTGCCGACGGCCACGGCGTTGTTTCCAATGATCTGAAAACGAATACTGTCCCGCAGATGGCCTGATACCGTCAGTGTTCGGATACGTTTCGTGTTCTGCGACTTCGGCGGTTCCCAGGGAGTTCCATCCGGCGCCGGCCCTCCGGCTTCGAAGCGTCGCTTAGTCTGCTCGACAACCCTGTCGCCAATGGCTTTCAGGATCGGGGACATATTCGAGACCCGCGAGGATATTTCCCTCAAGCGATTCCGGACAGCGTCTGCGCCGTCCATTTTGATGATGATTCCAGGCATTTACTTTCCTCTTGACTTTTTCCCTGGTGAGGCCGACAATTCAGCTAAAGGATTTGTTGACGTGTTTCGGCCACAGGCTGCCGACACCTTCCGGTTGACCGGATGATGAGTGCGAAGCGGGGACAATTGCCGATCCCGTACACGTTCAACGAATCCTTTCATATTTATCCTTCACGTTTTTCAGCGCTGTCTTGTCCGTCGTCTCAAACAGCGTCAGCACATAGTTTCCGCTTTTATCCCCTGTTCGCTTCACGGACGCGCGATACAGTTTCCCGTCGCGCCGCAGGTAAATAACCTTTGCTCCGTCTTGCTTGTAGATTTCCCCCTTGTCCACGATCTCGGGCAGCATCCTGTATTGTTGCAAGCCGATTTCAGGATGCTTCGTCAAATGCTCAGCCAGAGTGGCATTGGAAAGCCAGATCGTCTGAGCGCCCGCGTTAATTGCCTTTTGCGTTGTTTCATCCATCACCGCCACGGGGAAGTCCCCTTTGATCTTTCCGGAAATGAATCGCTCATACGCCGGTTCGTTCACATAGGCTTGCAGCCACTTCCGGGCCAGATCGTTGGGCAGCGTCTCAAACTTATCAGCCAATACCTTATAACCCTTCGCCTGACCCGCTTTCCCGACGTTGTAGCCCCATCCCGTATCGATTCCCGCCGGTTCGCCTGTTGCCGGGTTAATGGGTGAGGGCGGCGCTTCGGTCAGCCCTTTTTTCTCGGCCGCCGCATATTCACCGCGCGAGGATCCGTAAACCCGGCACTTGCAACCCCACCCGTTGGGCGGATAATGTGCTTGCCACCAGGGGTCATCCGCAGGTAGCGTCAGGCCGTCCCAGGCCAGGTGCATGGGACGGGGGACTTTGCTATCGCCGTGTTTGTAGGTCAGATAGGGCAGGACCTGTAATTGTTCCGGGTCCGTCAATTGCTGCCATCGACCTGCGGCATAGGCTGTCCGGATATTGGTGGAGTAGATGACCTCGCTCCGCCAGTTCCGCCCACCCTTGTAAGACCATCCGTGCTTGGCGACGATGCTGTCGAAGTCCTCACGAAATGTCTCCAGCGTCGTTCCCTGCGTGATGGCCTTATCCACTGCACCCCGGAAGTCGGTCAGCAGGTCTGCCTTATAGGCTCCCGCGATCATGAACCCTTTTGCGTGCTGATCCTTCCAGAGATCCGTCCACTTCTGCGTCGGGATATTCAGCTTGTTTTGAAAGAACGTTTCCTGCTCCTTAAAGGGCAGTTTAAAAACTGTTGAAAGCTCTGAAGAGACATCGTTCTCAGCGAACTTCAGGCTTTTTTTTTACCCCCCGTCTCCAGTGAGACTTCATATCGCCCGGTCATATCGGCCAGCATCATTCCCCGCGCCACGATAACGCCCAGGCTTTCCGGGTCCATCTCACCCCAGAGATCCAAAATGCGATCACGAAGGTCTTCAATCGATTTTGCCTCTTGAACCAGACGCTGCAGGGGAATCATGTAAATATCGTCCGTGATCTGCATGGCAGCGGCAGTCGTGTTGTCGGTAATGACATCGGCTGCATCCTGGGCATCGAGCGTCTTTTCCGAGAATTTACCGGGCTGAATTCCCTTCCCAGCAGCGGTAACCACCTGGGGAGGCTGCGGTTTAACCAGTTCCTCTCCTTCCGCCGGAGCAGGTATGCCGTAGGCTTCATAGAAATAGGCCGCAGTGACCGGCAACCCGATATCCACAACCAACGTCTTGTCGATCTCGCTTTGCTCTTTCAGGTTCGGCTTGGCTGCGGCATAGGTCTTGATCTTCGGATAGGTGGAAACGCCGGGGAAATTGTAATCCACGATCCAGCGCACCAGTGTGTCATTCAGGCACCCATCAAGCAGATCCGCGTCAGCCTCGATGATTTCCTGGCGGACATCTCCCTGTGCCTTTTCATTGCCGAGTTTTCCAGGCGTTCCCTCTGTGGACGCTGTCTGGCCCAAAACGGCTTTGGAAATCTGTCGATCCATGTATTCGCAAAGCTGCTCATGAGTGACCGTGCCCGCCCTCGATGCTTCCAGGAACTCGATATCCATTGAATCCGGTATTTTGATGCCTGTATCGGACTGGATAGCTTCAATGGCGTCCATGAGTTTCTGCTGCTGTTCCGGCGTCGTTCCCGGAGGATATTTGCCCTTCACCGTGGGCATGCCGAATTTCTCCAGAAACACCAGCCAGAACTTGACGCCGTTTTTCTTGAACCATACGGGCCACCATAACCGCTGTCCCAGGCCGCGACCGTAAGGGTTATCGCTATCTCCATAGGTGAAGATGACGAACTTCCGATCAGGTACCGGCTCGCCTTCGATCATGTTCGATGGGGTAATGAGGCGCAGCTCCCGGTCCATCGTGAAGGAAAAGCGCCGGGGATGCTTGGCGATCAGCTTCTTGATCGTTATTCCGTCCTTCGTCGCATTCCAAATGACTTCAATGGAATAGAACCCATAAAGAATCGCTCTCAGGATCTCTTGACGAGCCTGGTCGAAGTTGCAATTCTCCAAAACTTCAGAAACGAAATCGGCGACAATCTCCTCCTGGGAGGTCGATGCTGGCCGACCAAGTTTCCGGGCTGATTTCGCCGGGATGATCTCCCATTCCTTGCCGACAACAGCCAGATTGCGCTGTTGAAAAACGGATCCGGCATGGGCGTCGCGATCCACTTCGTCATAGAGCTTCAGCCCCCTGCCTGCGGCCTCGCTTCGCAGCACTGGATCGGGATTTTCCAGACGCTTGACCCAGCCGTAGAATATATCGATATCCTTGGCGATGGTGGCTATTTCATCGGTGATCTGCGTTTTTATTGCGGTCTTTACCATGAGTTGCTCCTTCGAATCCCCTGCCTGCCGCCCAGGAAGACATCCATCGAATCCCCGGCGGTCACACGACGGACGCCGGTGGACTGGAACTCGAACACACCCCTCGGCTGGGAAGCCGCGTAAAGGGCAAGAAAACAGGCCCAGGCGCGATCTGCATGGCCGGCCTCGTCGGAAGAGGCGACAAAGCGAGGAGCGCCCGATATTGGGACAGGCCCATTTCATCCAGCAGTTCTTTCAGATATGCCCCGGGATGCACCGGTGAAATTTTTTCCCTGACCATTTCGCAACTCCCTAATGGCAATCCACGACTTCCACCTGTTCCGCATGGCCGTTCAGCCATTGGAAGCAGATCCGCCATCGATCGTTAATGCGAATGCTCCACTGTCCTTTTCGATCTTCTTTTAAGGCCTCAAGCCTGTTGGAAGGTGGATACCGCAAGTCATCAATCCCCTCAGCAGCATCAATGGCGTTCAATCTCATAAATGCCCGCTGCTAAACTTCACGCGGAAACCGGCGCGAATATTCACGATGAAAAATCTTCTCCGATTCTCTGCACCGAAACGATCTGATCACGATAGATAGCAAACACAACGTTTACTATTGTCAATGAAAAAACGATATCACATCCCGATTCATGAAAAAGTCCAAGTTTAAATTTCTCCTTTGTCCTTATCCGGAACGTGGGGGGTTTCCAGTTATCAACAGGGCAAAACTTTTTGCCGATCGTCTATTCACAAGTTATATCAATTGGATAAGTGGTGTCGCCCGGACGACACCCCCCCCTTAAAAAACTGCCCGGTCCTCTCGCCCGCCCCTGTCTGCCCACCGGTGATTCGCGCGAGCCCAACCCCCGACACCATTGCCGGGGGTAGTTGCGCCCCCCGCACTGCCCACCCGTGATTCGCGCGAACCCAACCCCGGCACCATTGCCGGGGGTAGTTGCGCCCCCCGCACTGCCCACCGGTGATTCGCGCGAACCCAACCCTGCCCGGATGGGCGAAGGAAGGGTGTTTTCGTTAGTTAACTAATAAAAATCATTGGTCTTTTTCCTATAACACCCCACTGGAAATATCAAAAAATCGTTCAAAGAATTTAGTGAGTTTTGTGAGAACACTTTCGCGTTTTTTGGAACGCTCGCCTCCGGGAGAAAAGCGCGATACCGGAGGCAAGACTTTGGCCAGTGCCGTGCCTGTAGTTGCCACGCTGCCGTTACGAAAGGCATTTCGCACAAATTTATAGGTTTCGTCGCGATCGAGGTTTTCGTGCGTAATAATCTCTTCCAGTTCCTCGATCTTTTTCTTTTCCACGTACTTCTGCCAGTCTTCCTCCACTACCGAATGGATATCAAGCGAGGCGATAAACTGGTTAATCAGATCCTTTTTGTTGCGCAGCTCAACGCTTGAATCAATCGCCTTGTTAATGTCCACAAGCAGTTCGCGGTTCTTGATGTGGTCTTCGTGGTATTTTTTCACCAGCCCTAAAATATAATCGATATTGATCTCAATCTGTTTGATCAGCTCCATTTCAAACACGATGTCATCGTTGATGTTTTCCTTTTCGCCTTCACCTGCCTTGCGAAACTCGTTATAGAGATCAATGTAGGCGCTGTGATAATCCTGAATATCCCGCTCGGTGAGAATTTCGTTGCCGCTAAATTCGTCAAAAGTAACCAGGATATTTCTCACCCGTAAAATTGCGCCGTAGAGCCTGATAAAATCCTTTTGCTTTTGTTCCCCTGTAATTTGCTCGCCAATGGGGAATCTGGCCATCAGTTCCGCGACCAGACCGGCATATCCACGGACTTCCTTGCCGCTGTCCTGGTAGCCGTTGTAGTACTCGTCATAGGATTTTAAGAGCACAATCCCGCCGGCTTCCTTATCGCCAAAGAGGGCAATGGATTCATTGGTCGCTTTTTCCAGATTGCGGAAGCAAACGATGTTTCCGAACGTCTTGATGGTGTTTAAAATGCGGTTG